CCGCATTCGAGGCGTTACGGGAGTGCCAAACCCCTCAACGTTTTTCCGAAACCAGGTGTAATAAATAGGCTTCGGCTTGAGGACACCGATTTCGACCAGGTTGTCTTCCGCGTCCACTGTGTAGCGGATCATGTTGACGAACCGGGCGAAGGGGTTCTGCCTAGTGCTGCGCTTTTGTGCGACCTGGCTATTTTTGCCACGAGAACGAGAAGTGCCAGTCCGCCAAGTGTTTGTGCCCTTGATGCGCTTCTTGCCCCATCGAACATTCCGTCCATGCCGCTTCGCTGTGTCGTGAGTAACGGCAAGGACGCCCGTATGAGGGTTAAGTTTCGGTTCGAGGGCGCGGCCTTCCTGTTTAAGATCCTGCCGGACTGCATAACCCAGCGATTTGAGCGCCGATGCGCGAGCTCGATCGAAAACCCCAGGTAGCCCAAGAACCGCCCTGGTTGTCTCGCTCAACCCCTCGGTTTTGACCTGGACATCAAGCATTAGCGCCCCCAAAGGTAGGTCTCACGTCGTGTCTGATTTCGAGCACCCAATATCCAGGAGTCTCGGCCAGCTCTTTCACTACTTCCCAAGTCACGCCATCAACCTCTACCGCGTCGCGATACATCCATACCGGCACATCAGTTTTGAGGACCCTGAGCTCTGAGGAGGCCTGCAAAGCGGTCTTCCATTGCGCATCATCCAGGTCCTCGCCGGGGGTGATGATCCCAGTGCAGGACACGGGAGCACCACCCACCGGCGTGTAGGTGATAGATTCACCCCAATCGGCGAACGGGGCCGCTAGATCGGCGACCACAATGGAATCCATGATACTCATTACGCGCCCCCGGGTAATTCCGTAGCACCGTTCGAAGCTTGTTCCTTGCTATCTGCAGCCAGTTTCTCCAGCACGGGCAGATACGGTTTAGGAGGTTTATCGAATGAGACAATTTCACCTGCCTTAAACTGCACCGGCTGAAGAATCTCATATCGGCCCTTTCCGACCTTTTTGAGTTTTTTCTCTCTAAGGCCGGCCTGCTTATCACTTAAGCCGATTACTCCCGAAAAGAGCTCAATAACTGAGATGACCTTGTACTGTTTCATCCGGCTTCCCCTTAGACCATCGTTACGAGGCATGCATTCTGCCAATACCCGTATCCAACGTTCCGCCAACTATCGATTCCATACTGATGGGCATCGTTGTCGAACTCAAACTCCGACCCTTCGCCCTTCACCTTCAACTGCACAGCAGTTTCCTCTTGACGGATAAAAGACTTTATGGCCGAGTCGGTTCGGAACACTGCGAATTCATCAGTCCAAGAGAGACGAGCATTAGCAGCCACGCGGATCATGAAATCTGCTTTCATGGCCTCAAGCGCGGTTTGACTTTCAGCCACCTGCGCCGGAGTTGCCACGGCCTGCATAGCGACATTCATAAGCGGTATCGGAACCATGACCAGGAATTCGTTTGCATCCTCATTCATAGGTTCGCCCTGATTGTCTTTGAACCCGACGATGGCCTGAATTCCAGATGCAATGGCGAGCTGCATTTCTGCCACAGCGGGAGCGGTCACGGTGCCATGGGTAGCCACAGCCAACCCTGAGATATCGACAGTGATATCGTTATCCTGCGTACCTGAATCGCCTTCGGAATGGTCGGTATCAAAGAAGTACTGCCCGTCATAACAGGTTGTGGAAACAGCATCCTGGACGAGGGTAGAAAGCAGCGACGCCCAATGGGCATTACTGCGCCTGGCGAGCTCTGCGATCCTGACAAGCGCCTGGCCGGACTTGTCCCGGCGAAGATCTCTGACCAGTATGTCCAGGGTGGCCTCGAAATGCTTGTTGCGGATAGTAAGGGCGTTCTCACTCAACCCCTTGGCATTCCTGCCACCGATCCACTCCCGCATCATTGGGGACTGCCCAAGCCACGCGTACTCTTCAGACGCCTGGTCGGATGTAAAATAATTCGATACCAGGTTGATCCACCCGGCGCCGGTATTTTGCGCCAGAGTCTTGTAAAATGTGCCGATGATTTGGCGCTCAGTAAGTTTTTCGATTCCCATTGTCTATATCCTCCATCAGGGATAGGGGTTAAGCTTCCATAGCCCAGGTGCCGACCAGTTTGCGAACAGCCCAGCCATTAGCGTCAGCATATTCGATGTCGGCATAGTTCCCGCGGTTGGCGGTTGCCTTGGTGTTGAGCAGATCCTTGTTATCTACCCCGGCCAGATCCGGACCCTCGACCATGTCGTTTGCGTTGGGAGATACAGTCACAAGCACAGTCCCGAATGCGCCGCCATTGACCACGCGGAAAGCCATTCCTTCCACGGCAGGCAGGGTAATTACTCCGGCATCGGCGGTTACAAAGAAGACCTTTCCGGTATCCTGAACATCCAAGGTTTTTGCGCCCGATACGGTCTCTGCTGTAAGTCCCTCGTGAGGATCGACCAAAACACCGGCGTTAAATTCCGCCACCCCGTAACCGGATGCGGTAAACCGTCGGAAAAAACCGACGAACACGCCGGATGTTTTAATGAAAGAGAATGCATTGTCGTCCTGAGCATAGACCGGTTGGCCGATATCAGTGATGACAGCCCCCGTGACGGCAAGAATTATGGCGCCTTTCTTCACCACACGGACGTTGATCGCTGCGGCTGCGCCGGAGCTATTATCGGCTTCCTTCTCAGCGAAACCGACAAACCGGTCTGCGCTTGTAAGGGGTCTGGCATGGCCGGATGCGGTCACGAGTCCTACGGCTGCGCCTTCATAGATAATATCGGAGGCAATAACCGCGAATTCGTTGCGCTCGCCGACTTCAATGGTTCTCGGGGTATTTACTGCAAGAGTAGTCATTGTTTCCTCCCCTTATTTCTTGAGTATCTTTACCAGGCCCTGATTTGTGGCGTCCTGGTAAGAAGTGTATGCCTCAAAGTCATTCCCAAACTCCTCACGGAGCGCTTTATCCTTGTCCCAAGCCGCCTTCAGACCCTCTTGGTTTGTGGGAGCCGTGTCGGGTTCTACATCAGGCGGGGCAGATGCCGGGACCTGCGGGACTGCGTCAGCATCAGCCGCGAGGTCCGTTGCAGCGGTCCTGCGCAGTTGTTGCTCGGCCTGCAGGATGCGTGCGGCTGCCTGCTCTCCGGTGGTAACCCCGTCCTCAACCATGGCCTCGATTAGCGCTTCATGCCCCGAGAGCGTCTGAGCTCTTACCGCCTTGATTCTGTCACGCTCGGCTTGAGCACCTTCTTTCTGGCCCGCCGCAAGGATCTCCTTATAAATGTCCGGCCAATCCTTCTGCAGGGCCTCAACCGTGATGACCTGTTCTCTATCCATCTTATTGGACTCCTTCTTTTGTTGAGATCCGAGAACGGTGGGATCCGCTTCCTCTTCGAATCTCGTTAGCATTGCAATAGAGGTGTTTCCATCGGCTCCGAGAGGCACGAACGAGGTTTCGTACACTTCGGATTCCAGCCAAACCTCGGCCGGCCCCATAAGTTTCTTTCCATTGACCTCGTGTGTCTCGCCATTCTCAATGGACAATATTTTTAAAGGGGAAACCCCGATCGAAGCCTGCCACGGGAACCCCTCCTCAGCCAAAGCTCTCACTTCTTGGGCGGCCTGAGTGGTTTTTGAAAATTTCCCGGAAACAAAGAAACTGCCTTCCTTCCAGGAGTCGGTCGAAAAACCGACAATATTCATGCTGTCGTGGCTTCGGAAAACGGGAATGTTTTTCTTGGCCTTGATTCCTTCGACCGCAATAGCCAGCTTCCCCCACCACCTGCTTACCGCCTCACCAGTGTATGCCTCGATTATGAAGTCGGAACCTTCCCGGTCCTTTTTCCCGAAAGCAACAGGGGCCTCGAATGAGAGCTTCGTGCATTTAGCTCCCGTCGGGTCTATTTCTCTGGCCATTCTTTTCTCCTTTGGTCTGCTGGGTAGGATCAATCAACCCGTCCTCCAGCCTCTTTTTCCGCTCTTTCACCTGTTGCGGATGGTTCTGCTCCCAATCGCCGCCAGTGAGCTGCACAGTCTCTTGCTGCAGCGTTGAGAAGCCATACTCGACACGCTTCGCCGCCGCGTCGACTTCATCGGATTCCTGAATTTGTCCCTTGGCCTGGCCTACCCAATCACTGCCCAGATATGCAGCCCGTATAAGCGGATCAGAAAAGTATCCGGGGGCATCGAGACGTCCGGATGCCACGGCTTCCCACATCCAGACTTCATAGACCAGGCGAAGGAAGTTGTCCGCCAGGTGCTGGCGTTCGGACATAACGAACTTCCACATCTCATTAATTGCGGCCCGGGCCGCTGAATAGGAAGCGGTGTAATGCTTTATGAGGATTTCAAACGGTACTTCCAGAGCAACGCCGATTTGACGTAGAATCGCGAGAACGAACGGATCGAATGTTGCGTTCGGGCGGCCCGGGTTGCTGTCGTGGATTTTCTCGCCGTTGGCGAGTTCGATGATTGCCCCGTTGCCGAGCT